ATATGCTGACTGGTATCTGAGTCCGCTGGTAGCGACACTATCTGCTACAAGAGTTTCGCCGTTGTTGCCAGCAGTAATGATCCCCAAAGTGTTATCAGCAGTACCGACAAGAATGTCACCTTTGGCATTGATGTTTGAAATGCTTGGTGTTGTCAATACTGGTGATGTAAGTGTCTTATTGGTCAAAGTCTGCGATGTTGTCTTATCCACTGTCGTTGCAGTATCAATTGAAACTGTCGGCACTGGGCCAGTCGGTGATGTGACTGTGATACCTGTTCCAGCTGTAACGCCTGTGATGTCACCTTGATCGTTAGCAATCCAAGTGAAATCCATGTCTGTTGCTGATGCCTTAGACAATATGTAACCTGATGCGCCACCTAGTAAATCAGCCATTGATGTTGCAACAGCTTGACCAAACACCTCAAAGTCTGCCGGCAAATCTGTGACTAAATCCGTGGCTGTCGGCATCTGCCACGAAAATGGGGTTGTTGGATTGCTCATGTTTTCTCCTTACGCTACGACTAAGGCATCTGCCCAATTAAGGCTTCCGCTAATTGTGTTCCATTGTTCTGCAATTGCGACATCTTGCCATTGCATGGCTTGCAATGAAAATGCCAATGGTGAAAGTAAAGCGGTAACTGACACAGAATTGTATGAGGCACGCCATGTCCAGCCTTCAACAAATCCCAAATAAGTGCCTGATGCCATGTTGAGCGGCAGGTCGGTGATACGCAATGGCAAGCCCATGAAAATGTTGATTAAGGCATCCCGGTCAGCATCATCGATTTCTGAGTTGGTCAGCTCAAAAGTGATCTCATTAAAATTGGCTTGAGGATAAGCTCTTAGCGTGAGATAAAACGCCGCCTGATCCTCGGCATCAGCTTGATGGCGCACGGTCGTGTAAATTATTTGGGCCAGTTGGCCATAAAGGCCAATGCTTGTTGCATCACTATCGCTGACCTGATTTTGCGAATTTTGGCCATACTTTAAATTTATGTCGTTACGAATGTCACCGGTTCTTGTCTGCACCGAGAGAGAGCTTGCCAAAGCCTGTGCAGCTGAAACATCTGTGTAACCATTTGTTGCCAAATAAATTGAGCGATGATCGGCCGAGGCATAGCTAATGAGGCCGGTCGCGGATTCGTATAAATAGCCCAATCCCGATGTGGCCAAATTTGAGACTAAAGTATAAACATCAATTGTTGATGATGATCGTTGTGCCAGCTCATAGCTGCCCGGTGTATCAATCTCACCCAAGCCGGTGTTTTGAGCATTTTGCCATTGCTCGGTCGGGTCATAGGTTGCCCATGTCAAAGCCGCTGGCACTTCATTCCACGAATTGATTAAAAGATCGGTCAAGATTGTTAGAATTTGATCGCCATCAAAATCATGGCTTAAAACACCCGTGGTCAAAGCTTTTGGCAATCGCGACAAAGCACCTAATGCCAAAATGGATACCGATTGATTAAGTCCAACAACACCTGATGCAGCAATCCCAATGTCAAATTCCACAACCGTACCGCCAAAAATTGGCACATAAGTATTTGTCGAATCTTGCAATTCAATTGTGACAGCATCGTTGATTTCAATGTCAATGTTTGACTGATCCAAATTGATCAATTGCAAATTGACATAGCCTGCATTTGCTTGCTGATAGATGTTTGTTCGACCCGATGTGATTGTTAAATTTGCCAGCGCGTAATTTGTGTATTGGGTGCCACCAATTTTCACTCGCCAAACAGGATTAAAAATTGTCATGCGCTTTGCAGGTTATTTGCGCCACCTGTGCCGCGATAGAATGAATCATTGATTGTGTCTACAATTTCGCGTGCTGTGCGTTCTCTATCAAAAGCACCGCTGACATTGATGTTATAGGTTGCTGCGGATGGAGCAGCTTCGGCAGCTCTAAAAGTTCCAGCACCAAATGATCCAGAAACGATGTTGTTTGTCGAAGCAGCTCCTGCGGCGGCCATAGCCACGCCGTTGGTGCTGGCCGTAGGAGTTGCCGCTGTCCCAGTTGAAACATTAGGCATTGTTATTGTTGGCACACTTGCTGTTGCAGTCACTTTTGGCAATGTTACAACCGGTACACTAATTGATGGTGCTGAAATTTGTGAAACATTGGGCAAAAATGGTATTGAGTTATACACGCGAATAAGCGCATTTATTCCCGATACAGCTCCCGAAATAAGCGAATTAAGGCCGCCAATTACCGCGCCAATTACATTGATAATTCCACCGGCTATTTCGCCTACAACCTTAAATGCGCCACCTAAAACTGTGACTAAAACTGGGACCACATACTTTTGTATAAATGCAATAAAAACCTCAAACTCAGCTTTATTGGCAGCAATGGCATCTGTAATTGGTTTGAAAAAATTTGCAAATTTGCCCAGTGCAGGCACCACATTATTGACAAGAAACTCAATAAATTTTTGGATTATAGGCAAAAGTTTTGCGCCAATTGTCTCTTGTGCTTCTGCAAATGTTACTTTGAGAATTTCCATACGGCCAGCAAATGTATCTGCATTGGCGGCCGCTGCGCCGCCAAAGAGATCAGACAATTTGCTTTGCACATCTGTAAATGACATGGCTTTGAGTTCTGCGGCAGATAGGCCGATGCCTAACTTGCCAAGAGCTGCCGTGTTGCCATCGTAGGCTTTGCCTAGCGCATTGGCCACGGTATCTAAGCTTTTACCGGTGGATTGGCTTATGTCTAAAGCAAGAGAGAGTAAATCTTGCGCTTTTGTCACATCATTTGTTGATAGAGCCAAGCGCGACAAAGCTGGCCTTAATTCATCGTCTGCAACACCGGTGGCCAGCGATGTTTGAAGAATTTGCTTTTCTACAGATTTGATCATGTCATCGGTTGCACCCGTTGCATTTTTCAGCGCATTGGCAAGCCTTATTTGTGCTGCCTCATCCTCAATTGCTGCCTTGACACCATCAACGGCCAGTTTGACAGCGTATGCACCAGCTGCAGCCGTTGCTGCGGCAAATGCTAGACCAGCCTTTTTGCCAAATTCACTTAGTTTTGAGCTTGAGCCTTCCACATCATTGTTGGCTGTGTTGAGTGATTTTTTCAGCTCATCTACATCTGCAAGAATTGACAGCTTGAGCGTTCTACTTTGTGCAACCATCACCACTCCTTCAAAATCTTAGTAAACGCGGCTTCCCATTGGGCAATTAAATGTGGTTGCTCAGCTCTAAGTGTTGGGTAAATAAAATAACCGGCCGATCCACCGCGTGCGCCGCGACCTGACCAAACTGGGAATTGCTTGAATTTGACTGATCCAAATTCGTAACCGCCCCATAATTGTTGCGTTGTGCCACCGCCGCTAAATTTTTGAGCAACAAAACCAAAACTAATTTCACCAATCTTTGATGATTTGCTAACCCGCGAGCCTTGTGCGATGCGAATTGCTGCCTCATTGGGTCGGCCGCCAGCTGCCCCAACAATCTTAGATTGTAGGTAAGTCGCTAGGTTATTTGACACATTTTTGGCTTGATCTACGGCTGCTTCATCCATTGCCTTAAAAGCTCGCACAACGCCGCGCAAATCCGTCTTATTGTAGGCAATCTCAACGCTGTCGGTCATTTTGCCTCTCCAGTATCTCCATCGCTGTGTAAATTTGCTCCGCCGTGACCCATTCGCTCATCGGTATGCCTGTCGCTATTGCTAGATCAACAAGGATTCGATTTACGCTTCCGGCGGCGTAGCTTTTGGGACTACTTCACCGACTGTCACATCTGCAACTGTTTCACACCACACATCGTATGGCTTGATTGGCTTGCCAGCTGCTTCACGCTTTTTTGCGTTGTAAGCCAAAAACAATAAATCGGAAATTCCAATTTTTTCTTGTGCCTGTGAAATTGTTAGACCAGTTTTGATCTCCCACTTAGCCCATTCAGGTGGTTGTGCTGTGTAAGTGCCAAATTCTCCATCTGTGTATTCAATTGTTATTGGTAATCTCATGCTCCCGATCTCCTTTGTTAGCTAATTGTTAAAACAGGTGTTGTCACACAGGTGAAAGCAAGTGAGACAGTTTGTGCATCTGGAGCTGTGCCGCCGGCAGATGGCAAAATTGGCTGCACATTAAATGCAAATGATG